ATTTTTCTTCTTCCCGTGATCTGGCGTTCATTAGAGAGTTCAAAAATTCTACCAGTCGGAATACATCTATTCATTTTCTCACCCCCTTACCCCGTTGACGGCTTCGGCATATTGTTACCACCGTTTGTCTTTTGCTGCACGGCAGCAGGATCTTCGCTATTAGTTGGTGGTCTGCCGCCTTTGTTGTGATCCTCAAATTCAGGATCATCTTTACCGGTCACGGTGAAAGAAGTCCTATGCACTGGGTACTTATTCTCAAAGTCTTCATCCAGCTCATAGTCCATCAACGCAACATAGTTGTCCGGGTTAATTCCAGTAGACGCAATCCATGCGTATAGGCTTCCCTTTCCTCTTGCATAGAGATCAGACATATACCCTACCATCTGATCACGATTTACCATCGTAATTGGCAGGATATAAAACTCGACTCTGCAACTTGGATCTTTAATGATATTTTTATTGATGCACTTATTCAGCTCGTCCACAATATCCTCAATCCAGGAATACACATTTGCTGCGACAAGCTCTAAATTCAATGTCGCTGTAGAGTAGTTCCCAGTGCTGCTGCCGTCAAGAGCGCTGGCGCTCACACTGATATCCTTGTTTACAGAATCTACAATCGAATTTTCGTTCTTTTCATCAAGCAAAGAAACATCCAACGAAATCTTGTCAAGCTTTGTCCCACTCGCAAGAGAGAAAAATGATGTACTGCTGCCGTTTCTGCTCTTGCTGGAAAGTGCGTTCTTGACCAAATCATGCTGCTGTCTCTGCTGTTTTTCGCTCAGAGCAGATGTCCCCTTATCTTTGCCCTCAGGGAATGTCTCATACACAATTTGGTTGTTTACAGAGTCCAGAACATTTCGCTTCGTATCAATAAAATATTGAGCGTAGCTAATATCGTCGAGAGCCGCAATAGAAAATGGGATTCCGTATGGTTCAGAAATCTCGCTCTTGATTTTCGTTACAATTGTCTTT